AAATTACAGCAATATTGAAAAATATAAAAAAATTATTATATTAATGAGACATTCAGAAGCAAACCATAATAAATATGTTGATATTGCTGTAAAAAACGCCATAAAATTAAATAAATGCCCGATTAAAACAAAAGAAAATGAACTTATGAAAAAAGAATACCTTAACCCAAGATTATCATATCAAGGCAAAATTAATGCAAAAAAACAAATTTCAATTATCGGAAATATTGTTAATATAAATAAAACAATTATTCTATGTTCACCATTATTGCGAACACTACAAACTGCAAATTATTTTAACTTTAATAATGAATCTAAAATAATAACCTTTGATTTTCTTATTGAAAGAAGAACAAAAAGACCATGCGATAACTTTACTATTGATAGTATAGATCATAATACAGAAGAAGAAACTTGCGAAGAAGTTTTTAAAAGAACACAATATTTCTGTTCTTATGTTGACAATTTCAAATCAAAATATACTATCGTAATTACACACAAAAGATTTCTTATAGAACTTGAAAAAAATAAAAAATATTTTAAAAATTATGGAAACCCTTTTTTTAAATCTGGCGAATTTAGAGTTTTTGTTAAGTAAATATATATATATATATATATATGAAATATTTAAAAATTGTTAAATCAAAAAAAAGAGCAAAAAAATATAGTAGAAAATATGGAGGAGCACATAGTGGAGATAAAACTAAAAAAATAAGAAAAAAAAGTCGCAGCAGAAGCAGTAGCAGAAGCAGGAGAAGAAGAAGCGGAAGCGGAAGCGGAAGCGGAAGCGGAAGCGGAAGCGGAAGCGGAAGCGGAAGCGGAAGCGGAAGCGGAAGCAAAAAAAGCAAAAAAGGAAAAAAAACTAAGCGCGTAAAAAAACCAAAACCGAAAATGGAAACAAAACAAGAACAAGAGGCCAAAGAACAACCCGTTCAACTAATGGTAGTTAGAAGAAATAAAGGAAAATTTAGCAAAGCATTAGATTCAACGTTGGGCTTTATTAAGAAATATCATGTTGAAATTGATTCAAGTAAAAGATTATTACATGCATGTCATAATTATTATAAAGGAAAGGGTGACACTATTAAAAATACAACAGATATATGTAAAAGTATTTATAAACTTTACAAAAGTCCACATATTGGAATAATGTTTGACGTAGGAAAAGATAGTTATACACAATTAAGAGTACGATTAAAAACTTATGAAGACCACTACGTTTATAGACAATTCTTTTCAGTGGGAAATAAACTTGTTTGCGAAAAAATTATTAAAAATATTTTTGACTTAGTTATCATAAAAATACTAGAAAATTTATTTGACAAAATAAAAAGCGGAAAAGAGAGTGTTGATAGTTTAGAAATTTTTTTAATTGAATCACTAACAAAAACCGGATTAATTGGACTTTTAGCAAACTTTGCTCCAATGATTGCACCATGTACATTTTTAGCAAAGGAAACATTTAAACATGTAGCAAAAAATTCTGAAATATTTGGAAAAATAATACGCAAAGCAGTTCTAACACTTGATTTAGCACCTGCCGATTTATCTAAAAAAAAATGGGTTTCATTATACGCATACAAAATATTAAAACAAACTAATTTAACCATTAGATTAACTAGACAAGTTTCTGAAAGTTTATTTGTTTGCGCCCCTATTACTAACGGAGAATTAACAGAATTAGTAACAGGTATTCGTCCTAGACCTAAAACAGAATGGTCTATGGACGCACTAATGGATAATACTTCTAGTTATGTAATTAGTTCAATATTAAATGTAGATGAAGCAAAAAGGGCCGTTTTAGGAATTAAAACACTCTGTATTGCCCTAAATAAACCATTGCCAAGAAGAATTTCTTTTGAATTATTTTTAACACAATTATCTATAGTTTTTCTTAATGAATTAAGCAAACATTCATATTTTGAATTGATTAATGAATATACAACCCAAGGCGAAATTATTGTTAATCAATATAGATGTAGCATTATGGGTTAATGTACCAATTTGGCAATTATCTAACTTGAACCCAAACGAAAACCTCTTCCAGGAAACTTAACATCGTCATATCTGTTTTTCTCTTCTTCCATAAACCTAATTAGTTCCTCCTCTTCCCTTTTTTTCTCTTCCTCCTCCCTCTTGCGCTTTTCTTCTTCTTCTTTCTTTTTCTTTCTTAAATAATCCTTCGGTGGATCAAAATCTACATTCAAATTTACATCAATAATCTTAATTTCTTCCGATGGTTTGGTCTCAACCACATCCAAATAATACGACCTTTTATTCACTTCACAATAAATAGCAATTGTATGACCTTCAGTTAAAATAGGATAATTCATACTCATCGCAGCCTCCAATAACTGTTTAGGTTCAACATTTTTCATATTCACAAAGTCCATACTATGCGGTTGCAACTTAATATACGTTCCATCTTTCGGCTTTACTAACTCCAATGTAACCTTGCTACCATCTCGCAAATTCAAATTATCCATAATATGTGTCGGTATATAACAAAATCCATCTGGTGCAGTAGCCTCATGAATACCACACATTACACCAAACTCTATCTCCGGATTTATTACCCTGAAAAAATAAGGCATTTCCACATTTTCACATAATAATTCAGTCAAAATTGTAGAAGGAATAATAATCTTATTACTATACCTAATACACTCCTGTTGCGTCTTACTACAACAATTGTCGCCAAAACATATTAAAGACTTCTTATATTTTTCATTTATCCTATTTTTAAAATAATTATTACTACTATCACTATAATTATTATCATCATTAGTGTTATAGTGTCCTTGATTTTCATTGTTTTCGTTATTACCCTTTGATTCCATTTTTTTTTTGCTTTATTTTATTTTATAATTATTTTATTTTTCAATTTTTATTTTTTATTTTTATTTTTTTATTATTTTTATATTACTTATAATCTAAAAAATACCACAACTACACCATTTTACATGCCCCATTTCTTTTTTTTTTTCTATATTAGTATTTTTCTCTTCAATCAGTAAATTTTCATTAATTTTTTGTACCATTGTATTAATTTTAATATTTTCACAACTTTTATTAAATTTTGTTTCAATACAACACTTTTCCATTAAAACCTCTGTTAACATATTCAAAAATTTCATTGTTTTTCCAATTTTCGCAGACACATCAAGATACATCATGTTATTTTTTAGAGCATATCTTATACCCATATCAACGTTTACTACCCTTTTTTCCTTTTTATCTATCTTATTTGCCAATAATACAAAATTTACCTTATTTGTTTGAACGGATTTTACCAATTCTATCCACTGTTTTACATTATTAAAAGAATTTATATTCGTAACATCGTATACTATAATAACCGCATGAACATGTTTTAAATATGTTTTTAATACCGTCCTAAATCTAATATCTCCAGATAAATCCCACACATTCAACTTTATTTTTTTATTATAATATACCACTTTTTTTGAACAAAACCCAACAGCTATTGTTGCTTCGTATTTATCTACAAAATCACCATATACCTCTCTAGATATAAGCGATGATTTACCTACCATACAATCTCCCAACATCGCGATTTTAAATGTATGATCATATTCCATTTTATATATTTAATTATTATAAATTTGAAAATACAATTTTTAATTAATAATTCAATTTTTAATTAAATATGTAAGATAAACAACATTTTTTTAAACAAATATTAAATAAATTATTTAAATCACAGTCAAATTCTCCATCTATTATATTATTCTTGTTCTTTAAAATTAAATTATTAAACAAAACAATAAAATCATAAATAGTTGACATTATTTTTACAATTATATATGCAAAAAATAATTTTATATTCCTTTTTAAATAATCCGTATTATTCCAATTATTTAAATAATTACAAATATCTGAATCCTCATTTTTAAGTAATAATTTATGCGTTTTTAATATACCCTCCATTATTCTTTCACTCGCATTTATCTCATTTTTCAAATTAAACATCGTCTGAATATTCGTATTATCAAATAATATTGTCTCCCTCTCCAATTTGTTAAAAATATGCGCGTATATACCATCTATACTATTATCCTTCTCACAATAAAATTTATTGTTTATTAAATACGGTACATGACAACTTTTCATCAATGAATTCGCCAATTCATCCTTATCTTTATATACATATTTCGTTTTTCTATTTTTACCATTGTTAAAATACGATATAAATAATTTATTACACTTTATTTTACTAAACTTTTCATCACTCATTTTATTTACTTCATCCTTTATAAAATTATGCGCTAAATTTAAATTTAAAGTATCCCTAAAATGATCTTTTAACGTTTTATCAAAAAATACACTTTTATCCAATGTATCATTAAAATACATAAAACCCAGTAAACTACCCACACTACTACCTGATATCCTATTAATCTTTAAATATCCCATCTCCTCCAATCTTTTAATTAACATTAAACCACCCAACGTATATGCACCATTAAATGAACCACCATCTATTACCAAATCTATCTCCCTAATTTTCTCACCCTTCGGATAATTCTTTACCAACTCTTCCAAATCCATACTTATATTCTTAATATAAATTTAATTTATGTTTTTAACTTTTACATTTATTTTTAAAAATACCATTTTAATAGGGTATACCCTTATTATTTTATTCATTTTCTATATTTTATATTTTTTGCGCTTTTTTGTTTTTGTTTTTATTTTTGCACACCATTTACGTTTGTTTTAATTATTGTTTATTATATATTTTTAATATTTTATATATTTTTATTTATCCGTTTATATAGTTGATTTTTTCGTTAATTTAACAATTTAAAATATTTAATTATTATTTTTCAAATCAATTGTGGTTTGAAAAATATTGATAGTTGAATTATTTTTATTTTTGCATTTTTTTGCGTTTTTTTCCATATTTTTTATTTTTGATTGTAAACTTTTTCTAAAAGTTTACTTTTTGTTTAATACATCTAAAATACCCAATAAAATCTTTTCATCATTTGTTATTTTCTGGAAAATGATGCATTCTTCATATTTAATATTAAATATTCTCCCAAATACTGTTTTGCATTGTATTAATATACCATCATCCACAATATCTAAATTGGTAATATGGGCGCCCTTTGTTAAATATATTTTTTCAGGATTTTTTAATGCAATCCATCTTATATAACAACCATATTGCAAATCATGC